AAAGCTTCTTCTAGAGCCAATTTGGCGTTTGCGATAGCTGTTTCTTTAACAGATTTAGCCTCAGCAATAGCCTCTTTTAACAAATCTCTGTTTGCCATAATGTCCCAAAATTTAGTTTGTGAAATACGATTATTAAGAATCGTAATAGAAATATTTATTACTCGACACCATATAAGAGATGGTGTATTATGCTTATACGTATATGAATATTTTTTAAAAATACAAAAGACGCCAAAAAGGCGTCTAATGCTTTAAATCCGTCGGTAGCGTCCGAAGAAATACTCTTTATATTATTGGGCATGCTCCTTTTGAACAAAGGATTTCATGTATTATACTGTTTACTTTTGTGTAGTTAGGTCCAGAAATTTCTTTCCCTTCTCTAAGCACATGCATAAATGAATCAGGGTTTGAAGGTGTAGAAACAAAATCCCAACATAGTAATTCAAAGTCATCTTGTACTTCCATTACACCACCTCTATCTTCTAATGAACCCATACCACGAGATGATACACCTACTGTAACACCACTTTTAACTAGTTCTTTTAGAATTTGACCTGATGGAGTTGGTAATATTTCTATTTTACCCATTACTTTATCTCCATCCCACCAATATTCATTTATAATATGAGATACATTTTTTAAATTTATAACAGTTGCTTCGGGGTGATCTAATTCACCCATTGCTCTTCTTTCTTTAATGAGTTCTGAGTATTTGTTCATTTCACGTTCCCACAAATCCTTAGAATAATATCGACCATTTCCATTTTTAACTTCAGCAGTAGCTAAGATACCTTCAACCATTAAGTTACCCGTCTCTTTATTAACATTTTCTGTTAATTGGACACGGTTATAATTTAAATTGTGGGTTTCTATTAGGAGTTGTTTATTCATCTTCTGTTTGGATTTCGTCTACAATTTCTGCTCTTTGGTAAGACTTACCACATGATTTTTCATATACTTTTTCCATTTGAGATTTCTTCTTTTCTAAAAGCTTAATTTCTCTCTGCATTTCTTTCATTTTAGTTTTATCAATTAACTCACTAAGATTTTCATCTTCTTGAATTGAACTAACTCTATCTAATTTTTCTTGTATATGGTCATGTAAAAACTCTAATTGAGCTTCCATTTTAACGATATCACTAGCTTTTCCAATTTCAGCTAATTTACTATCTATAGATTCTTTTTTCACTTTTTTCTTTTTATCTTTAGCGGCTTTTTTCATTGATTCTTTTTTATCTCCGTCACCATCAATATCTGCAAAATCAGGTTTATCAGCTTCATCCATAGGTAAATCCTTTTCTTCTACTTCATTATATAATGAGCTATGGTATTGAGATCCTGCTTGGTTAGCTTGAAATTCATCTTCGGACATCATTTGTCTAATCATATCCCCTGATTGAGCTGCTAAAGAGTTTGGGTTACCTGAAGTTACTATACCTCCTAATGATTCTTTAACTAATTTATATAGTTTCGCTTCTTTAACTGGTATCATATCGGCTTTTCCTGTTTTTAGTTTATCACTATATCCACTTCCACCATATGTTTTACCAGAATTTTCTTCAACTTTTTGTTCTGTATACCCCACACCAACACCAAATTGACCTTCTTTTACATAATGTAATTGATCTTTAGCTAAGTTTTTAATTACTTTTTCTTGAGCTTCTTCTAATGACAATTCTGGGTTTTCTTTAATTTCATAATAAACACCATTCATCATTTCTTGGGCATTAACATTGTTAATGTTATCTACTTTAGGAGAATAATCATAGTTTCTATCATCAATATTTTCTACAGTACTATCAACTTTTTTAGCTTCTGCTTTAATTTTTTCATCTTGTTCCTTTGTATTAACTTTTTCTTCGTCGTCAATAATAGGTTTTAATGATTTTGCTTTTTCTTCAGCTAGAAAAGCTTCAAATTTACCTTCCCAAGCTTGTTTGTTTGGGTTAAAATCATCAGAAGTTAGTTGAGTTATAGGCTTTAAATCTACATAATTCTCATTAAGTACACTTTTATTTTTTAAGATTTTTTCAACTTGTTCAAAAGTAGCAGAATTAGTAATTAAATTAGGGAAATTTCTTTTTGCTTCGTTTAGAAATACACCTTTATGGCCTTTTCCTTCTTTAATTAAATTATATTGTTCTTGTAATGTTTTCATTCTTCAGTTGTTAATAATGTTTTTATATCTTTTAGATAATCTTTGATTAAATCTGTTCCTGTAACTACTGAAAAACTATTTGGATTTTCTCTGTAGTATTTTATTGTTGATATTTTAGCCTGTCTTAAGGGTTTAATTAAAGCTTCTAATTCATTTTCAATTTCGCTAAAGGCATTAATCCTTTCTTCTTGAAATTTAGATACTTTACTGGTTTCCTCATTTAATTTATACTTATACATATTAAAATAATTTATCTACTTCAAGTTCTGAACCTTTCTGTACATAAGTACCATTTTTATTTTTAGGGACTAACTTATATTTAAATTGTTTTACGTAAGCATTATCTTTAACTCCATCCTCTGTTGCTTTAGGACCAGGACCTAATGTTGCTCCTACTCCTTCTTTTTTAAGCTTTTTTTTTTGTTTTTTAAAAGCATAAGGTGTATTATAAGCACCAGCACCCCCAGAAGTAGACATTTCATCTATTTCTTCTTCATTTACTACCTTTTTATATTCATCTGGATAGTTTTTTCTGATATGAGTTCTATATTGGTTAAATAAGTTACTTACATTATTTGATAAACTATCAATTGTTTGATCACCTGCTTTTTGGGCTAATTTTTTTAAAGATTGTCTTAATTCTTGAAATTCTTTAAATGTAGTATCAAAGGCAGGAACATATTCTACCTTCCAAGATACTGATCCTGTTTCAGGGTCAATATCTTTTACAGTGGTTTTTACACCCCTTTTAGTTTCAACGTCCCCTACATTAAAAGGTTCTTCTTTTAGTTTATATTTGTACGCCATTTGATGATTTAATTTCTTTTATTAATTCATAGTATTGTAACAAATCAACTAAATTATCATCGTTAACTTTAGAAGTTTTATCTAATGGTGTTAACATTTTAGATATTTCTTGAATTTTTATTTGAGTTGCTTTATCTTTTACCTTTTTAGATTCTTCTATTAATTGACTTTTTAACTTATTTATTTTAGAATTATAAAAATTTCTCAAACCTGGGGTTGAATCTACTGAATTGATATATTCTTTAAGAACTTGTTTTTGATCTTGATTTAATATATCATACTTTTCATTAAACTTTTCAAGTAAAATTCTATATGTTAATGATCGTAAGTCTTTGTCATATGTAGAAAATTCTTGTAGTACATTTTCTTTATTTTCTACTAAATTTGGTTCCTTTTTAGTTAAATGTTCTAACAAATTAATTTTATTATTTATTAATTGTTTAGTATCTGGGGAAGTTATATTATTACTTTCTATTAAAGTATAAATAGAAGCTAAAGTTTTGTAATCACTAATTTGAGACCCAAAAAAAGTAGGCAAATCATAATTTTGTTTAATTTCATTAATCAAATTATATTTTTGCTTTTTTAGAAGGGATTTATTTAAATATTTAGAGTTTTGTATAGTAGTTTCTATATATACATTAGCATGAGATTCGTTTAAAACTTTAGATTTTAAAATAGATTCATATAGTCTATATTCACGACTCAATTCACTTTTTACAAAATATTTCTTTAAAATGTCAATAGCTGGAGAATCTCCTCCTTTTAAAGTATCAGCTGTAATTTGACGAACTAATAATTCAAAAAGAATGCCTGTGTTTTTATATTTTGAATGTTTGATTTTCATTGAAAAAATATATTTATTTATAAATATTAACCTCTTAGTTGAGATTCATTAAGGAGTGTACTATCATCTTTATCTTGTTCAAAGACAAGTTTCTTTTCATGCATTTTTTTAAAAGCATCTAAGTTTTTTAAATAAGTCATTTGAGTACCTTCTAATTTTAGCCCTGATTTATTTGTATCTGTTCTACTATCTCTTGAATCATTTTTGTCTGTATCCTTCATACGTTTAGTACCTAAAGGATCTTTACCAAAGTTACTATCTTGTTTACCATGGTTAGTAATAGATTTTTGAGGTCTTCCTAATTTAGGGTCATCATTACCATACCCATCAGGTACATTTCCAGGATCAGAATACATTCTCCCTTTACCATATAATGAAGCTAAATCATGTGGTGTACCATAGGATCTACCTGTTGATATAGGGTCATTACCTTCTGCTTCAATTTGGGCATTTCTAAACTTACGTTTAGAATCCTCACGAACCATATCTCTATATTCATCATATTGATCTTCACTAAAGTGATAAACATTATGATAAATCCAATCAGATGGGACTAAGCCTTGTTCTAATAAAGTTCCTGCTAATTCTGATTTAGATTTAAGTAATTCAATTCTTTCCTGATCATAAATGATGGAAGGGGTTGTCATTGATAATTCAAAATTAGTTAATGTTTCATCTGTATAACCTTGGGTATATAAATGAACTAATGCTATTTTTTGTAATTCTGAAAGTAATATTCTTTGTATTCTATCAATTGTACGGGCAAACCTAATATCTTGTGCGGCTAGTGTTGCTTTACCTTCTACACCTTCTTCATAACCCATAAAGGCTTTAGGTACTTTAAGGGCAGCAAATAATTTTTCTCTTAAATATTCTACATCAGCAATACCATCATACGCTAAACCTGGAGTAGTATCTATTCTAGTTGAACTATCATTTCCACGAACTGGGATGTAAAAGTCTTCTAACATGTTTTGCATGTTATATTTTAAATTGTACTCACCTGTTTTTTCATCCATGTAAGGAGTACGCTTCATATTATTAATAGTCTTTTGCATAAATGCCTCTACTTCATTTGGAGGAATAGAACCAACATTTACATAAAATATTCTCTTTTCAGGAGCACGAGCAATTCTATGAATTAACATCGCATCTTCCATTAGTGAATATTGTTTATATAATTTACGAGCAGGTTCAATATATGAACGTCCATAAGGTAAATAATTAGCATCACCTACCATTCTGAAATGCGCCATCTCATAGTTATCATATATTATAGATCCTCTATCATCCGGTCCCCCATCTAATTGTTGGTTAGGTACATTATAGTAACCATATGAACTACCTGCAAAACCATCTGGATTCCATTTAAATTTTACCTCAGCTGGGTTTTGAGGGTTAGCACCTTCTATTCTTTCAATATGATATGCTGTGTAAGGTATAACATTGTATACACCAAATTTTTCGGCTATTTCCAATTTTAGAAAAAAGTCACCATATTTACACATTTGCCTAACCCACATCCAACCATTAAACTCAATGTTTAAAACATCATAAAATAAATTATATAATATTTTTTGTATATCCTCGTTTGAACTTCTAATTTGAACTACTTCCCCCATATCATTCTTTAAAGTACACTCATCAGCTATAATATCTAAAGCAGAAGCAATAATTGCATCCTGATCCATTACATCATATTCTGAATATAGGGTAGTTCTTAAATACTGGTAGTTTAGATTAAATTGGGCTCCATATAAAGATGTAGGCATAGTAGAATAAACCCTATTAAATCTATCTACTAATGCATTAGTTTCATATTCTCCACTAGATTGAATATGTCCTGAATCAATNGTTTTTACTTGGTTNCCACCTACATTTCGTATTACTACATCTGTAGAGAATAACCGTTTTAATCTTGAAAAAATACTTTTATCTGCCATTATATATAATTATTATTATAAATATTATTTAAAAATCCAACTAATATCTTCTTTACCATGTTCTGTTTGGATTTGGTAAGGATTATTATAAGGGTTTGGTGTTCCTGCACCATAACTACCCATATATGGTGTTCTATTAACTACCATATTACTTAATGTTTGCTTGGTTAAATCAATACCCCTTTGTCTAAACTTAAGAGCCGTATCTCTAACATATAATGCTATACCAAAAGCCATAACTAAATCATCATTATAACCGGTTTGTGCTTCTGCTCTACCATTTTTCCAAATAAACACTTTCATTTCTTCTATCAATCTTTTAGATTGTATAGTAACACTTCGATCACTAATGTATTCTTGGAATTTACCTATTACCATAGGTCGGGTTTTAGATGACATTGTAAAACCGGCTACCATTTTAGAGTGATCTTGATATTTATCAAAATACGAATCTACTGTTGCTTCTCCACTCCGTTGTGAATAGTAAAGGTTAGAATATTGTCTGTCTATAGCTACTTGTATAGTTGCCCATCCTATATTAGCATTTTCTATTACTAACATGGCATTATTATATTCCGTAGCTATACCTACTAATAAATGTCCAAATTCTTTAGTACCAATTTGTCCTTTATATTCAGCTACTTGTACGCTATTTTCAATATCTATTATATGAAATGTAGAATAATCTTTACCATCGCCACGAGCAACATCAGCTACTACTAAATAGTCTCTACTATAATCTGCTGATTCCCAAACCCATAAATTTTGATCTGCTCCTCTTCTTTCTAAAGGATCTTTAATATGTGTTTTTTCATAATATTCTAAATATTCATTGTAGAATACAATATCACCTGAAGTGCTAAAATCACAATCACATTCTTGGGCTGCAAGTCTAGGATCTCCTAATAATGCATCTTGGGCATCTCTCCATGCTTGGTCTCTTTCGGGATGTACATACCAAGGTAATTTAATGGGTAAAAAGTCATTTTCACCTTGTTCTGCTTTAACCCATGTTTGATGGAACCAGTTACCTGTACCATAAGGTGTTGATAATACTATAGCACCACCACCTGTTGCTAATGTTTGTTGGGCAGAAGCCCATGTTTCAGCAATATTATCAATGAATGCTGCCTCATCAATTATTAGTAAAGAAACGGCTTCTGATCTTGCAGCATCTGCATTTGAAGATTTAGCTTGTATTTTTGAACCATTTACTAATCTAAGAGATAATTTATTGTTTTCGGCTGAATCTACCTTAAGCCATGAAGGTAAATTTTCCCACATAAATTGCACTTTTGTAACTAAGTTACGAGCAGTAGCTTGAGTAGTTGCCAAAGCAAGTACGTTTTTATCTTTATGGAATATCATTAACCATAAAGAGTAACCTGCTGCTAGTGTTGATATACCTAATTGTCTAGATTTTAATATAGCAGAATAGTCATTATCGCGAAATAACTTGAGTACTTTTTCTTGAAAGGGGTATAGATTAAATTGTATGCGGCCACGTTGTGGGTGCTGTATATAACAGTATTTACGCATAAAATATACCGGATCCTTAGCACATTTTAAATATTCCTGACGTATTACTATTTTTAAATCTGACATATATTATTTTACTAAAAGGATTGCTGTAATTACAGCTACAACCCCTGCTCCAGCAGTTAGTTTATTTTTAAATTTTTGCTTTTTTAAATCGGTTTGGAGTTTTTTAGATAATTCTTGGGATAAAGCTAATTGGTCCATTTTAGTAGATAAAATAGAATTAAAATTTCCTACTTGAGAATTTAAATTAAAAATAACACTATCCTTTAGAATTATTTTTTGTTCTAAAATCTTAATTTTACCTAATGTTAAAGCTAATTCACTTTTAGCTCCGT